GGCGATACCAGCGATCCTGTGCGTCCTGCGGGGACATCTGGAAGACCTCGCTGGGACGCATCCCTGTCTCCAGTAAGAGCCTCACCATTGTGGCTACTGGCTCATGCAACTGGGCGACTGTCTTGGTCGCCTGATCGAGAGTGACAACCTCTCGCTTGGGCCTGTCAGGGGCATCCACTGAAGTCAGAGGGGAGAGAGACCTTAGTGCTGTTAGCTGGCTGGCTGGGCACATCTCCCGGCTCACTGCCCACTTGAACACAGCGACGATCAGGCGGGTCTTCTTGTTGGCTGTCTTGCGGCAACAGCCCGGCATGAAGTGGGTACGTCTCAGGTCGGACAATGCCCTTGGCCCGAACTCGCTGGACTTCAGGTGACCGTACTCGATCTCAAGGATGTTGATGACTCTCGCGATCAGGTCTTGGTGGCCGTAACTCTTGACGTACCTCGGCAGTTCCCGCATCCGGTACTCGACTGTAATCTCAGCGACTGTGCTGGACTTTCCCTCAAGCAACTCTCTCAATTTATCTTCAAGGCTCATAGCTTTTCTCCATGTTGACCTCCAATGCTTTGGGAGCAGGAGGTCGCACGTTCGAATCGTGTCGCCCCGACTTGAGAAAAGGTCCGTTATTCACGATGAATAGCGGGCCTTTCGTCATTTAACGAAAGAAGGGGGCTGAATTACCAGCCCCCCACGTTAAGGAAGAATCGACGCCACTGCAAGAGCCTATTTGAGCCGGGTGACTAGGAAAGAATCCCTCCTCTTCCCCTGACTCAGCGAGACATATCCGGCTTCACCAGCAGACTCCAAGACAGACTTCATCTCTTTAGACTTGATCCTTCCAGCCGCCTTCCTGAATAGATCGGACTTTGTGATGGTCTCACCGATCTTGATCTTCTGGACAATCGGCATCCAAATCTTCTGCCACTCGGTCTTCATCTCTCGGCTTTCAAACTCGATGACCATCCGGCGAGTCAGGAAGTTGCTGATCTCGATTGCTCGATTGGCATCCTCCAACTCAAGTGTCATGTCCTCAGTAGGCTCTGCCTTGTGGCGACTGACAGCAAAGATCAGGGCGAGTAGTGCAGTCTTCTCCCCGGCTCGACGCCAGATCGCAGCACGCAGCTTGTCTCCGCACTCTTCTTCCTCATCGGCTCGATCCTCGCACTGGATGAAGTGTTCCTCTAGTCGGTCACAGGCATCCTTGCTTCTTCGGACAACCTTCATCGTAGGCTCACCGAACAGGTCATCCGGCAGCAACGTCTCGTCCTCAGAGTCTGGGTCTATCACTGCGTTCTTCAGGACGTTGTAGTTCGCCCATCTGCCCAGATGCTCGATGACAACCTCACTGATATGAGCCTCCCGGTCGATGCGTCTACGCTTGGCGGTCCTGTCCACATTGAACACCATCCAGCGACCAAGGAACCCGTCAGTCTGGCTGGACTCCTCGAACGCCTCGTAGAACGAATCAGTTGCCGTCACCCCGAAGATCGAGAAGTGAGGGCAGTTGCTGGTCAGGTCGTTGCCATCCCTACCATTGCGGACATTGCTCAGAACCATCCGAGGATTGAACTTGGTGTTCCATGTTGAGGTTGCAATCTCTTTCAGCACAGAGTGGAGTTTACTGTTAGCCATCGAGCCACCACGCTTGGCCTGAGACACATCAGCAATCGTGTCAGCCAACTCGTCAATCACAGACACTCTGGTCGGATGCTCATGAAGTCTCTCAAGCAATCCGGCAACAGATGTCAGATCGTTTGGTGCTTCGATCTCAGGTCGGCACTTTCTGATAACCTCATTGACGAACTTCAATGGAGCGTTCTTACCGCCACCAGAAGGTGCAGTGACCGCACAGAACAGACGAGTGGTTGTTCTGTAGTACGAGTCATCACGAACGATCCTAGATGTGATAGCCGACAACGTATTGAGTGCAACGCAGAAGTTCAGTTCAGGACTGGTCCTCTTTGAACACTTGTTGAACTCTTTCATCAGCGTCTCAATCATCCCACCATCCTTGGCAGCTTCAATCGGGAACTCACCGATTTCTTCCTCTGCTTCAGTGGCAGGAACCTCACAGTCGTACTCGTTATCACTTGACAGCAGGCTTGGGTCCAGTGGCATTGTGACGTTGGTGAACGTAACCTCCTGCTCTTCCTTGACAGGTCTTGCCGTTCCGTTCTTCTGGCTACTGCGAACCTTTTGCTTCACCGTGAACTCATCAAGTGGAGGCGAAACCTTGGTTGCGTTGTATGCCATTGCGAGACGGAGAACCTGATCCTCGGTGATACCGGGGAACGCCCACAGGTTACCGCAGACGCTGAATAACTTGTTGTCTCTTCCGCCGTCAGATACGCAGTCGCATTCCTCGATGTAAGCTACAGCACGGTCCCATGAGTCTGATGGGAACATTGAGGCAACAGAGATTTGAATGTTCTCTGGTTGCTGTGGAACTACTCCACCACCCAAGTGTACCCGGCACAGTTCATCGAACGCTTCGTCTGCTTGCCCGAAGTTATCTTCGTCCACCTTCTCACCAGTGATCGTCCAGAACCTTCCGCCATCATAGACTTCGATCCCAGTCTTGCCGTCACCGAAGGACTTCTTGTTCTGGGAGCCTTTCAGCATCTCTCCGAGGAAAGTGGCTTTGAACCCCTTGCCTGAAGGACTGAACTCAACATAGGAGAAGTGCTTGATGCTTCGGTATATATCTCTGGCCCATTCAGTAACCTGATCGTCAACGATAGCCAAGTCAAAGTCTACGCCAGCATAGCCATCGCCAAGCATGAAGCCGATGCCAAGGGTAGGGTCACTGAAATCCTGAAGTGCTAGAATTGCTTCCTCAAAAGTGCCCCATGTCTCTGGCCTGTTGGACTTAGCCCATACCCGCCCATTGAGTTCATGCGGCATCTTTGTGGGGTTGCCGTGCCTTTCAATCGTTCTCCAAAGAACCCATCGGGGTTCGTTAACCATCTGCTGCGGTAATGTGTCTGCGAGTTGATCAAGTTCGCATCCGCCGTTCCAGTTGTAAGTATTCATACGCAAAGTGCCTCTAAGTGTATTTGAGATTAAGTTCCGGTAGTCGCTGTGTCTGGCTAAAACTGTTCCTCGTCGTAGTGAGAAGACTTCTTGTCAAACATGCAGAGTTGCTCCCATCGTTCTTCTGGATCGAAGACAACGATTGGCGGTTTACGCTCAACGATGTACTTCTTCACGTCCCAGAACTCACCTCTTGGCTTTGCTTCGATACGCACGACTTCGCCTGTCGCTCCCATGCTGTGTAGCTCAAGTGCTTCCTGAACCGTTGCAGGGCAGAGGTTGTTGGACAACTGCTTCCAGAACTTTGCTGCGTTCTTCTGGGGCCAAGAACCTTCGTCATGGTCAAAGCAGTAGTACATCTTGATCCTCGTATCCACTCCCGTCTCCTCGTCCATGACCCGGTACTCAACCCGAACTGTGTCGTTCTTTCGAACGTTTGTCTCCGGGTCTCGCTTGCCAGTGTTCTTGCCCCATGTCGCTGACTCGACTCTGAATCGACGTACAGCGTCCTTGGGTCTTGCGGGACTCTTTTCATCAACGTGACCCTGAAGGACCACAGCATCTACGTCAGCCTTTGCTTCGAGGTTACTGTTCTCGTTCATCGGGAAGTCAAAGCCGCAGTTGTCACAGATTGCGATGCCTGCGTATGTCCATGTCTCGCAGGCTGGACACTGCTTGCGAGGTGCTTCGCCACCACCTTGGCTCTTTGTCTTGTCAACTCCGTAGTCAGGGTCATCCAGACTTCCATGCCTTCGGATGTTCCCACCGAAGTCGAGCAACGCACAGTCTTGCTTGCCGGGATGGATTCGGAACCCTCGTCCAGCCAACTGGTAGAACAGGCCGGGACTGAGAGTCGCTCTCATGCAACTAATCAAGTCCACTGCTGGGCAATCAAAGCCAGTGTGCAAGGTATCGACACTTACAAGCCAACGCAGGTCACCCCACACGAAGTCATGGAGAGTTTGTTCTCGCGTAGACTCTGCTGCCATCGATGTGAGGTCATTGGATGCAATGATGCAGTCCTTGCTGCTCACCATGCCAACAGCTTCGCCGGTAAGGTTGGCAATCGTATCGACGATCTCTTTGGCGTGATCGATGCTCACTGCAAAGACCATGCACTTCTTGCGATCCTCTGAGTTCGCTACAGCAACAGTCTCCTGACAAGCGGGAACCACTGCTGACGCAAACACGTTAGCCAGTTCCTTCTTGTCAAAGTCATTGCCGGACTTCTTGATCCCCTGAGTGTCCACCACTCGGACTGCTCGATTAACGAGAGGACAGATGTAGCCAGCAGCGAGCAACTCATTGATTGTCGTCGTATGACAGATGGCATCGAACGGAGCATCGGGACCGTATATCTTTCCGCTGTCCAATCTGTACCCAGTAGCAGTCAGGCCGATCTTCCGAAGGTTCGGGTTGATCTTCTTCAAGCCGTTCAGGAGTTGACCGTACTGGCCCTCACTGTCGCTGCTGATGAGATGGCATTCGTCGATCATTACCAAGTCGATAACGCCGAACTGGTCCCACTGTCGAGCAGCAGACTGGACACCGGCAAAGGTTACCTGTGCGTCGAATCGCTTCTCGTTGAGACCTGCCGAATAGAAACCGGCGTCAATACTGGAGTCCATCGACTCTAGCTTGGAACGGTTTTGTGATAGAAGTTCTTTCCGGTGTGCGGCTACCATTACTCTCTTGCCAGCCTTGGCACACAAGCGTGCCTGCTCTGCGAGAACAACGGACTTTCCACTGCCGGTTGGTTGTATTACAAGTGGGTCTAATGTTGGGTTCGCTGCAAGGAACCCGTTCATGTCTGTGATTGCCCGTGACTGATGCGGACGAAGGTTAAACGCTACCATTAGTTTGCCTCTGATGGTTCGTGGAATGGAAAAAGAAGAGGGGCTTCTCACCCCTCTCGGTGGTTAGGCACACACTGTGCTTCCTGTTGGCTACCAGCCGGACACTGGGTTATCAGCCTGCGGTGCAGGTTGAGACTGAACTGGTGCTGACGCAGGCACTGGTGCTGGCGATCCTTGCCGTGCCTTCTTCACCTTCTTGACTTCATTGCGATCCGAGTACCCATTGGTCCCAGCCTTTACGATCAGGCTGATTGTCAGTGGGATGTCATGGAGTTCGCTGCTGTCACCAACCGCTGTCACTCCACATGCTCCGAACACGGCAGCCAACTGCTGGCGACCAATGCTCTGTGCTTGCTCAGAAGCATTAAGGAAGTTGAGATTCTGGAAGACCTGACGACCGGCGTGCGGTCCATCGAGGATCTGATAACGAAGGACGAGCATCGTGCCGTCTGCCGGGTTGCCTGACTCCTGAGCCTTCTTGGTTAACTTCTGCTCACTGCTAACGATGCAAGCCTTGTAGTCGCCATTAGGTACAAGTTCAAAGTTCTGCTCTGTTACTTCTACGCTGCCGAAATCGAAATTGCTAAGGTCCATTGGACACCTCTTTATAGTTCTGAATTTGAAAAAAGTATTGTTCTGATGAACTGCTCTCGCAGTTCTGCGTTCGTCTCGTTAAGTGCTTGTCGGTGATCTCCTGTTTGTGACGTACTACCATTATACCCAGCCATACGATTAGGGCTAACAAGTTTGCGACCGATTCAAGATCGACCAGTAAACTATGGTCCCGATAGCACCTTCCCCCTTCGCCCATGCGAGAAACCTGCGGCGGTCTCTGGACTTGTTTCTGTGGCTAATGGGCTTGGATCGCTTACTCTTGGTTCTGCTATCCCGTTGGATCTGGTCAAAGTCTCCTGCACATACTCGCTTCATAACAGCCTCACCTGCTTGTGGAATCTCTTGGCTGTCACACCATGTGAACCAGCCATACGTTAATCATAGTCTCCAAACCTCGTGAAGGTCAAATAGTTCTCTCACGATTGCACAAAGCCGCAATTAACTTTGCCTCACCGAGAGGTATGGATTGTACTGGGAATAGCTACTGAACTCTCTGTCAACCGAATCCGGCAGTCCTTCGAGTCGCTTCTTGCTGACGAAAGCAGGCGATGGTCCGAAGTCCAACGCCACTTCGCCAGTTGACCGGGCTACAGTCTTTGTTCCGAACCGGACCTTGGCTTCGCTGGTGAAAATCTGCTGACGCATGTAGGCGATCTCATCAACCATCTCGGTGACCAGAGCGTTGTTACGCTTGGACAGCTTGGGGCTGTATCTGTCGTAACTGTTGCCGAACGGATCTGTCACAGTGGACACTGCCGAGTGAGCAATGATGACAACGTTCAACCCTCTGGCTCGACAAGAGATCAGAGCATCCATCATCATCTTGAACCGGCGAGCAACTTCGATCTCGCCTTTACCGTAGCTGGTATCAAAGTTCTCCAAGTGGATCGCCTTGTAGAGCAGTCCCTCGAAGTGGTCCGCTGAGTCCAGTACGACTGTCTGATAGTCATGCTCAACATCAGGCGAAGCCAACTCATTAAGGAATGCCAACACAGAGTCCCACCGGGTCGCTACAGGCGTGCGGGCTACTTCTAGGTCTCCACAGCCGTCTTCAGTTGCGACGACCACAGGAGCCGGATGAGCAGCACCCCACCAAGTCTTCCCTACTCCACTAAGACCGTGAATCAATGTGACCCGTGGGCGATCTACTTTCCCGGTCTGAACGTGATCTAATAAACTCATGCTTTTTCTCCTGATTGCTTTCGGTCGTCCCAGTAACTCTTTCTTGTCCAAGGGGCGGGATAGTCATTCCTCTTGGTGTTTCGCTTTCTGTACCATTGGCACTCAAACAGGCCCTCGAACTTTCGCTCTTCCCAGAACTTCAACTTCGTTGCCGAGTTGATGTCGGTAGGGTTCAGGTCATTCGGGTGCTTATCGAAAAACTCTTTGAACACTGCTTTGGCCCTTACTGGGCACAGGTTGTTTGGATGTCTCATGCGTCACCTCGATTCGGACAGCCGGTGCAGTCGTTGAACTCATTGCAGCAATCGTCGTCATTAGGCTTGGGCTGCTTGGTGTTAGCCGCCTCGATCCCCTTCAGGGTCTCAGCCATGCTTCTACCAATGCTTGTCAACTGAGCCTTCAGTTCGCCGTCTTCAACCTGATTCGAAAAGAACACAAGGCTCGACAGGTCAGCCGCTGCGTCAGTCAGGTAGTCCTGAATCACTGAACTCAGTGGCGTTGTCTCGGGGATGTCGTCATAACTGGATCGCTCGATTGACCAGTCGTAATCGACCTCTACTTCGCTTTGGAAAAACTTACTCATTGGCATTCTCACTTCTGCTGGGGGAACTGTTTAACGTACTGATCATTTTACCAGACCTACGATTAGGCACAAACAACTTTGCATCAAGTTGGTCTGACAGTCGAGACAGCCTTGAGGCCGACTCTGAGATCAGGTCGCGGAACAACTCCGCATCCTCTTCCCTTACCAGCCCGTGGCTGAACAGGTCTAACATCTGAGATAGGTGCAGAACCTTTCTCGCATCTTGGACCACCGGGTGATCCTTCTTTGGGTTAGGCATATCCATTACTTCACCTCGTCTTGGATGAAGTCGGCAAGATCGCCGGTGAGTGGACTGTTTGGGTCAAGGCGACCATTGAGCAACACGCTCTGGCGTCTCCACTGCCCCATCCAGTTCTTCTCAACCTTCTCGCACTCTTCCTCGATCTCCACTGGAGTCGGTCGATGCTCTTTGCATGTCCCCTTGCACTCCATGTTGTCGAGGCACTCTGGGTTGCCTTCTGGACTGCGGCACACAACCATCAGGTCGCTTGTGAAGCCTTTGTCCTCTCGCCCGCTTGTCTTGGGCCAAGGCAACTGCCAGACGTAGACCACAACGATTGGCTTGACTGGTTCAAAGCCTAGATTCTTTGCTCCAGCCGAGTTCTCATCGGCGGTGTAGTCTGTCATCAAGTGATTCAGTGCCATTGTCCGGCAATACTTGATACGCTTGTCATCTGCCGGATTCCAGTCACCAACTGGTGCGAGTCCACGCATCGAGTCGAAGAACATGGCTGCCTCTTCTACAGTGCCGATCTCATACTTGCCGTATTGTGGAGGTGGAGGTGGAACCTCGGATCTCGGCATCCAATAGCTGATGCCTCCATCGTCGTACATCGTTCCGTCAGTTCGGAGGAACACTGGACCCGGTCCAACGAACGCTGTCACTGGGTAGTTGCTATCAGGCTCTCCATCGTGGATCAGAACAACCTCACCGACTGGCGGCTCGACTGCCTCGACACTGGTCCACCGCGAAACAGGTGGCTGATAGTTTGTCATTCTCTGCTTAGTCAAAATAGTCTCACTTCTAAACTCAAAGGGTATTGGGGCCGACCAACGTGACCGGCCCAAGTATTGTCATGCTGGATCAACCAGCCATACGGTTAGCTCCAAATGCTTTCGTTGTTGCTCTGGTCAAGTCCCTCGAACTCGCAAAGCGGCTCGAAGAAAACCTCCTCCCAGATGTTCTCGATCTCTTTGACCACAACCCAAGGGCAGTCGTCGGAAACTTGGACCTGAAGGACACCCTTACGATCAAGCATCTGGTGGATGTACTTGTTGAGCCACTTCTTGCTGATTCGCTCTTTCAACCTTTCAGCGAGAACAGCGAGCAAGGCAACCGTGCGAGCCTTGCCAGACTTCGGATGCTCTACAACCGTGCGAGCAATGAACGTTGCGAGATCAACGTCCTCTTCTGCTGGGCCTTGCTTGTCGTACTCTTCCAACTGGTACTCAAGCTGGACCAAGTCGGGGTGACCCCAGAGCCACTTGCCATCAGAGTTGATACAGCCGTCCTCAAGCAGTCGGTAATGCTGGTAGGCAGTGACAGACCACTCAGTTCTGCACCCGATCAGGTCATCGTTCTCGTTTGCCCAAGCAGCGTAGGTATCACTCCAGATCGAGTGTCCGTCAAGTTTC